TGGCGCGTAATCACGGCACGCATGCCATCCAGCTTGGGTTGGCAATAGACTGGGAATGAAACCTTGCTTCGGCGGTCTTCCCACTTCTTTGCCAACATTGGCTCAATGAATGTAAAGGTATCAATTTTTGATAGGTCTTGAAAACATCCACTGTCCACTTTCTTTTTCCAACACGCTTGCGCTTCAAAAATTGCTTGAGCATCTCCGTCGCGTTCATTGGCTCGACCGACGTTTGTTGGAACAGAATCAAACCATTCTGTGGTTACAATTTTACCACCAACTTTGCCGTGGTGTGTACGAGTGCGTGAACCATCAATTTCAATTGTCCATTGTTGGACTGATCCATTTGATGTGCGTGAATATAGTGTGGGAAGTTGAGTCATAATTTAAGCAGTAAACGCGTAGTGTAAAAATGCCACAAAGGCGATAAAACAAATTATAGAGAAAGGAATATTTTTCTTTTCAAAGATATTTGTACAAACGGCATAGGTTAGTGCGAAACTTACGGAAAAATAAAGGATGCAGTGTATGATTAAATTGGTATAATTCATAATTGGTATAAGTGTTTTTTATTAGTAATTAATGTATACGGATGAAATTAGAATGACCATATCTTCTTCAGGATTATTCATTGGATGATCTTGTTCTTCTTCTGGGTCATCGTGAACAACGGCAAAACCGCTGCGGGAATATGCAGATTCACACAATTGGACTGGAAGAATTTCAACGACATCCAATGCTTGAAGCAGGCCGCGTTGATCGGAGCCAAGACGGACTTCGGTTTCCGCTCCATGTTGTTCCTTTAGGTATTGCAATTCTTCAATTAATTGTTCGATTGTCATAATGTGGTGTTTCCTTACGTGACTATTCTACCATATTTTTCGGCAAATGTAAACAACTTTTTTCAAAAATCTGCATTATTTTGACAAAATTGTAAGTCTATACTAAAAAGAGAGCTTTTTTACCTTTTTCTTTCACCTTTTCACACGTGCTATCATACTTACAAGCTTTTTGCCACGCGTTCTATTGCTCTCGCCGATTCAACTTCCATAGGTCTGTTCTTATACCAACCACCGGTATCAAGATCAATTTGCTTGCATAAAGCTGCAACTTCATTTGAAGTTATAGGATAACCTCTTCGCATCGCATTACCTGCAATATTCAACATAATTTGATACATTTTAGAATACCATCCACCATTGTGAATTGTTCGGTATTCATTAATCATATTCTTATTTACAAACGGACAATCAGCATAACTGTTCCATTTAAAATTTGTGTTGGACAATCCTTCTCTTTTATATTTTTGAATCTTCTCACGAATTTCATCTGGAAGCTTATCTGCAAATGAAGAAGCTTTAATGGTATTAATATAAGGATATTGTGACATTAGTGCATCCGGATCAAGAAATGTTTTGCTTGGACCGCTATAAATGAAATTATTACTATTTGGATATTGAGCTGGAACATAGTACATTCGAGACAAATCCTTAGTTTGAGGATCACCAAGACTATTAAATTGTTTATTGCATGCATACCACAAATGACGAATTTTTGATGCTTCAACATGGCGCGTCATAGGAAGTATCACACGAAATTTTGTTGCTTGCGTTGTGCTGCTTGCAGAGGAATAACACACGTGAGTGTATGGAGAGAAAATACTGGCAGCATTTTCAAATGTTCCTTCATAACTATCAACGTCTAGCGCAACCCAACCACCCCATGACAGCACATTATCATTTTTGCGTGTCACATTTGCTGCAAATGTGGCAGGTGTTATTAACGGACTGCCAGCTTTTCTTTCATGTTTTTTAGGTTTATAGCCAGGCTGTTCACTCAACGAATATAACAAATCTTTAAAAGAATCCCAAGACTTAAAAGACATCTTACGATGCGTTTTATTGTCGTAAATACTAGTAAAAATTGTAAGAGAATAGTTCATGGTATATTAACAAAAGAAATCCTCAAGACTTGAAACTGGTTCAGGTTTCCAGCCAATTGAATTTAAGATAAGTTGTAACGGTTCAACAAAAGTTTTTTGAAATTGAAGATCATAATCAATAAAATTTGCCAAACCAAATTCAACTGGAAGCTTATCAATAAAGCCAATGACGTTTTCATTTGTTGGATTTTGCTTTTTCAAATATATGTATTTAATTTTATCACCACCTTGAATAAGCTGATATTGCTGTTGCAAACCTTTTGTCACACAAAGATGATTGTGCATAAGAGCAGCTCTGGAATTCATAGGAGTTCCTTTAACATAGACCGATGCTTTGTCTTTCCATTTTTTAATATTACTGACACCTCGTGGTGATGCAATTGCTTCAGGTGGAAGATTGGAAAAATATGTTTTAAACAAAGCAAGTGATTTTTGCATGCTCGATTCATCCTCATTCATAATCACTTTGAATATTTCCTTGAATGCTTGCCTGCACACTTTAGGTGTGGAACTTTTTACCGCCTCAACACCCATCATTTTAATTTTAGGTTCGGAATATTGCACACCTTCATTATTGTGCACATTCATAATATAGCGTTTTTTGGCAATAACAATTCCACGGTTTGAAATGCTTTCACGTTTCATTACCATTTTATTGTCATAAGCATTTGTCAGCATGGCAAATTGCGCAAACGACTTTTCCAACATAGGTTCAATCGACTTTTTGGCAAATTCATCAAGAAATGATACCGGGTTTTTAGGATTGAATTTATCAATAATATCCTTTACACAAATGTAGCAGCTGTCGGTATCCATCATAATAACACGATCCTTAGGAACTGTATCTTTTAAGAATTTAGACAAATGATTATTAAAGCTTTCCTCTGCCCATTTAATTACAAGCTGACCTGTAAGTGTAATGCCTTCGGCCACCGCAATGTCAAAATATCGGAAAAACCTGTTTCCAATAGCACCATACAAACTGTTCAGCAAAATTTTGATGGCCATTTGTTCAGTTTCAAGACGATCAACTGCAGACGCAACCGTAAAATATGCTTTGGGATTTTGTTGCTCGTGTATTGTTTCCAATTCCTTCTTTTTGTCGATCATCTGCTTTTTAAGAAGTACACGTTTGGAATATAGTTCCTCAACAATTTGTGGCATAAACCCTTGTTTATCTCTTCTGAAACACGCTCCGTTGGCAGCTGTCGCCAAATTAGGTTCCGGGCTTATGTTTTCCTTTTGTTGCAAAATACGATCCACATCCAATCCATGAACCGTCATATGACGCACCAATGTTTCGGGGCTCATATTGTATTGCATAATTAAAGAAGGATAAAGACTGTTAAGGTCAAAACTTAGCACCCATTCGTGCATTCCAACATTTGGATCTTTAACATATCCACCAGGATATGCAACCGATGCTTTAGGTGTGCTTGGTGGAACCGCAATATGTTGTTTGGCCAATTTTCGGAAAATAATTGTATCCCAAATTGCAACCGTACCTAATGTTTCATCATAGTTTACACCTGCAAAATATGAAAGAGTAAAGACAAGATTTAATAGTCCAAGTTTGGATTCAAGGCGTTCCACAAGTTCAACGTCCTTAATGTTATAATCCAAGAAATGCTGGAAATCATGTTCGTATAATTTTGTAAGGTTGTTGTGGTCACCGTAATCCAATTTATTTTCACCAAGAACAAGTTCGGCAATATTATCCAATTTGTAACTTTCTTGTTGACCGTAAGTGTTAAGAGTGAATTTTTTGAATAATTCCAAATAGTCAAGTTGTTGAATTCCAAGAATTTCATAATACACATTTGTTTGCCCTTGAAATGTTTTTGATTTTTGATTAACTTGCTTCCACGGTGATAGTCGATTCACATCAGTATTACCTAATATGCGAGAAATACGATTTACCAAATATGGAATGTCAAAATTAAGAGTGTTCCATCCAGTAATTACATCCGGTGTATTTAATGTATCACTCCACCAATTTAAAAAGTCATCAAGCATTTCTGATTCACTTTCAAACTGACGATATTCCTTTTTAAGATGTGGAACAATGCTTGCAGAAGAATCATAATCTTTAAGACCCCAAGCAATGTAAGTATCGCTGCGACTACTTTTAATCGTTATAGTAACAATTGGATGTTTGGCTTCATCCGGTTTCGGAAAGCCACCTTCGGCACCATCAATACCACTAGGACATTCCAAATCCAAATAACATATGTCAATTAACCTTTTGTCATATACAATTGTGTCTGGAAATTCCGCTTGAATAAAAGCAGGAATATGACGTTCATTGCCATAAATTTTGAATCCGTCAACACCTTCATAACTTTTTGAAAATTCACGACATTCACTCATGCTTTCAAACCTATGCGGTTCCAAAGGAACACCATCCAAACTTTTCCATTTAGCATTCTTATCTTTGCTTTCAAGATAAACCACAGGACGAAATCTGTAACTGTTGTAAATCTTTTGTCCTTTATCATTGTATCCACGATAAAGCAGATTGTTCATTTTCCTATCAATACATGTATAAAATCCATCAAGCATAGGAATATTATACTAAAAATCCCGAACAATGTAAACCACAATTGTTCGGGATTGAAATTTATTTTATTACTTACCTTTTACTTCACGCGCAAGGTCGGCATCGGCCTTACCCCACGTTCCTGAGCTTTTAGTCACAAATGAATTTACACGTGCGTATCCCCACTGCTCTTGAGTTGCGCCAGGACGATGGCCGCTTTTCCATGCTCCCATACCGCGGCGCATTACAGCACGAAGAATGCCAATAGAAATTCCAGTTGCTTCACTTTTCTTTTTTAGTGCCTTTTCAATGCTTTCATTATCAATAGGACCTCGTGACGTGGATTTTTCTTGTAATGATAATGATTCATCTATAGTACAAATGTCTTGAGTATTGTATTTTTGAGTTCCTCTGGAAGAACAACTTAATCTATCATACAAATATTTGTATTCTTTGGATTTATCACCTAAATACTGTTTAATGTAATTTAATGCTTTTTGTTGAAATTGTCGGTCAAAATCCGAATGTTGTGCCAATAACCAATAATTTTTCCAATCTGATTTGGAAAAGGTCTCAAAATCAAAATTAATTTTTACAAATTTTTCTAAGTTTTCTTTTTCACCGAAAAGATCGTCGGTTGATCTTTTCTTTAATTTGGCATAAAGCTTTGCGCCTTTTGTAAAATCACCTTCTGCTTTAGTTTTAACAAAATTTGCATAGTCGGATCGTTCTTTTTGGTCTTGATAAACCAAAGAAGATAATATTTCGGATTTTTCATTCAGTTCTTGTTCTTCTTCACCAAACAGATCTTTATACTTTTGTGTAAATTTTGAAGCTTTTGTCATTTTAAGCCCTTTGACGTCACCTGGCATTTTCTTATAAGCTGATGGATCATCATTATCCATAGCAGCTTGTTTTGCCATTTGAGCTTTTTTCTTCTCGATTGTACTAGGACTTAACCCAGTAAAATAACCGCTTTCGGACAACCAATGCTTAAAGGTTTCCAATTTCATTGCTTTTTCTTTACATTACCTATACTGTATTTTGATAAACAAGTCCAATCTTTCTTTTCCCTATGTGAAAGAATTTTAATTTGTTTAAGAGATGTTACATCTTTAATGTGGTCATTATTAGCGACACGCAATAAACCCCAATCCGAAAGAAGTGTAACAATTGTATTACGTCTGCAAAGATCATCATAGGTAAAGGCACTAGGTTTGCCATCAAGTAAAAATAATTCTTTAAAATGAACTATAAAGTACCTGCCTTGTTTGTGCAATATGTGGCAACTTTGATATAAAGTATTATAATCTTTCTTCGAAGAAACACCAATTCGCCCTAGTGTTTCCTTAATTTTAAGAAAGTCATCAGGTTCACTCAAATATATTTCTACCATATCCAATGGAACCCATTCAATTATTGTTTGTGGATCATTCATAACTATTATGTTATTTATAATAGTATGATTTTATGTACCACCTATATCACGTAGTTTTCTTATATACTGCAATGCTTCAGCCGTAAACATAGGAAGAACATTACGTGCTTTTTCGGAGCTATAATTATAATGCGCCATCAACATGGCAACATCTCCTGCATCATCTGGTTTCTTGGACCATTTACTAAACCGCTTGCGTGGTCTAATAAGGTTGCGAAAGAAATCATATTGCATTTTAGGTGAACACGATGAGCGAATATTCATTTCATTTGCAAACAATACAGTATCTTGAAAATATGACAACCCTCGGTTAATCATAAACGGAACATATTGTTTATCAACAGCATCAATGTCAGCCGCGGCGTCACTATAATCTGCTCGTGAATTTTCCATTAAGTTTGTGCCTCTTGATCCTTCATTAATGTTATTAATAAAATCAAAAGGAGAAAGCTTTTTAGGGCCTACGGTTTTTTCTTTTGTTTTTGCCGCGGCCATATTATTTTTTCCAAGTTACATTGCTCATCAATTCTGTCAAGCATGCAACCATGTTAAGTTCTCTGTCGGCCACAAATGCTGCTTTATAAGAATAATCAGCAAGAATAAGAACGGCAGATGGAATGGAAGCAGGTTCGGCAGTATCACTAAGCCCATCATAAATCTTACGAAAAATAACGCTGCTGTCAAGTGAACTATTGTTTACAACCCAACTGCGCATACTTTTGAAATCCTTATCACGTAGGTATGTTGTAAGTTGAGCAATGTTTTGATCACTCATACCTACAAGAATTTCCGTTGGAATGGTACCGCTTGTAGAATATCTTTGACATTCATTTAGTACTCGGCGCCAATCTGGCGCATAACGAATAATCAATTCAGCAATTGTCTTTTCTTGAAATGATACACCTTCATTTTTAAGAATAGAGGAAAGACGTTTCATAAAATCACCTGCCAGCGAAGCAAGTTGCTTTTTATTTGTGTTAAATTCAATAACACTGCATCGACTGTGTAGTGGTTCAATAATCCTGTTTTTAAAGTTACACGTAAGAATGAAACGACAATTGTTACTAAACTCCTCGATAAAACCGCGCAGCGCCGGCATTGTGCTTGTAGGATTTAAATAATCAGCCTCGTCAAGAATTACAACTTTATAACCACCAGTCAATGATACGGTACTTGCAAATTGTTTAATTTTATTGCGCAGAACATCAATGCCACTTTCCTCGGATCCGTTAATTAAAATGTAGTCAAGATTAAGCATATTGCATAATGCCTTGGCCGCGGTTGTTTTTCCTAGACCTGCGGTGCCAGAAAACATAAGATTGGGAAGTTGTCCACCTTGAACAAGTTCATTTAATGTCTTTTTAAGATCCGATGGAAGGATACACTCGTCAATGGTTTTTGGGCGATAGCGTTCACACCACAAATATTCGTTATTGTTTGAATTCATAATATATTAAAGTTAAAAAAATAAGGCGCACCTGTTTATATGTATGACAGGTGCGCCGTTTTGTGTAAAATTACAATTTAAATTGTTGTAATTTGTTGATACAAGTCCTTAATGACACTTGTTTCGTTTTCAAATGAAGCCGCATTTTTCTTATGATAAAGTTTTGCAACCTTACGGATGAAACTTTTTTCAATGTCCAATGCATCGCTGGTTGCATTGATAATTTCTTTCATTTGATCACGAGCATCATCCATTTTGGAAAGCTCCTCACCAATTTCCTTAATCGCATCCAGCATTGCGCGTTGCTCATTTACATCTTTCAGTTGGTTCATATCGTATTATTGTGCGGTAAAATCAAGTTCAAATTGGTCTTTGACAAGTTCAGGTTCTTGTTTTGGCGCAACATGTGCTTTCAGTTTTTCAAATAGTGTTCCGACAACCACCATTTCATCGGCTTCAAATGCACCTCGTTTTGTAACTGCGGCAATAATGTTGGCCATAAGAACAACGTCATCGACTGACAGTGAAATTGAATAATTTGTTTCTGTATTTTGGTCCATAGTTTATAGATTAAAGGTTGAGGTTTTTTCCAAAGCGATAAAATATTGCACTGGTTGTGATTGGTTTGGCCAACGTGAAATAAGTTTGCTGCTGATTTCAACTGCATAATCACCTGAAACAACTTTAAGATTGGCAATCAAAAAGTGTAGATCAAACGATGCCTTTTGACTATTATTTTCATCAATAACAACCGAAAAAGTATTTGCCGATGGATTTTTTGGATCACCAACGGAAAGAGTTACGATACCATTTGAACCACTGATTACTAGGATTGAATGTCCTAAGGCGCCAGCGGCCTTACGAATTTGTGCCAACACTTCTTCCTTAATCGTTACAATAAGATCAGTTGATGGCATATTAATTTTACTCTTAGGAGTAGTCAAAATGCTTGGATCTGCAAAGCGGTACGATGCTTGAGTGCGACCGCTTTTGAAAAGAACACTGTCTTCGGAAAAATGAAGTTCAGGATCTTCCATCAATCCAAACATTGAAATGAATTCATTAAGATCATAAATTCCAAAGGTGGAATCAAATGAACTTACATCAGCAATCGCCATAATGTTTTTCGCTTCCGAAATTGTCGAGATAGGCTCACCTGCTTTTACCAAAAGATTGGAATTAATTGATGCAAAGTTTTTTAGAATATCAAGTGTTTGTGTGTTTAGTTTTGTCATATTTGAATTATACTATAAATTGTGGTAAAGGTAAAGGGATTTATGTTTAAATTTAAATACTAAATGACGGATAGACCATAAAGATCTATCCGTCATTTAAATTATGCAACGGCGCTGCGCGAGCGATTTGGCATACGATGTGTACCAAGACGATAGCGACGAACCTTTTCTCCGCGGTAGGTTTTACGATCATTGAGATAGATTGCAAAACCTTCGCCACGAAGTTTATTGATCACGCGCGAAGGATCAGCAATTCCGCTTTGCTTTGCTTCACTTGCGGAAAATTCATTGCCATCCAAAAGGAAGGAATAAATTGCATCAGCTTGAGTCATATTCGCTGCGAGACGTGACAGTCTTTGTGTTTGTTTCTTAGTCATATACGTTTATTTTCTTTTTCTTTTTGTTTTGGCCAGTTTCATATATTTGGAGAAGGACCACTCTCCAAAATTTTATCAGAAAGGAATTTCTTCCACTGGAGGTTCAATAGAAGGGACAATTTGTCCTTCCTCATTCAGATGAATGGCATTACCATCAATTTTTGTGTAAAGATCCAGGAACGCTTCACGCGTTTCATTTTCAAATCGGCTGATGCACATATTAATTGCAGTAAGGCGATCATTAAAGACACTGTAAGCTTTAATGATGTGGCACAAGCGGCGTGTACTGATCAGTTCATCAACACCTTCCGCTTCATATGTTTTGCGGATAACCGCACTCCATCCAACAAGCTTTTCAACAAATTCATTGTCGTTAAGGTCAAGTGCATCGTGATGCTTTTGGACAATGTTGTGTTCAGTTTTGAAATTTGGATACGGTTGATCAATTGTCGCAACAAACCGTTCCATGAAAGCATCATCAATAATACTAGCGGCGCTATACCGACCATCATCGCTACCTCGGCCTTTGGTGTTTGCGGTAGCAATAATATTGAATCCTTTTGCAGGGTGAACCATTTGGCCAATCTTTTTAATAAGAATTGGCTTACCTTCGAGCACACCTTGAAGGCACATAATTTTATTTGAACCGCGGTCAATTTCATCAATAAGAAGAATGCACCCACGTTCCATTGCTTTTACCACAGGACCTTTGTGAAACACTGTTTCGCCATTAATCAAACGGAAACCACCAATCAAATCATCTTCATCAGTTTCTGGGCTGATTTGAATTCGAATATATTCACGATTGAGTTTTGCGCACGCTTGTTCCACCATCATCGTTTTTCCGTTTCCGGAAAGACCGCTAATATAGACAGGGAAAAACATTTTGCTTTGAATCACCTTTTTGATTGTGGAATGTTCACCCCAGGCAACAAATGTAGGATCGACTGCGGGAACATAAACTTCATCATTGCAAATGGCATTAATTTTTGCAGGTGCGGGAATTGACATATTGAAGACAGGTTCCGGTACGGACACCGTTTGAGCGGCAGGTGAGAATGATCCAGTCATCCGACCTTTAAAAAGGTCGCGCAAATCATATTTGCCATAACCGACCTTAAGATCATCGGTCATGAAAGTTTCTTGGATTTCTTTGTATTTCATACCTTCAGAACGACCTGCTTCATTAATAGCGGTAGTTCCGAAGAACGGTTTTTCTCCCTTTGAGAATAGTCGATCCAAAGCGGATTTTGCGGATTCAGTTAGTTTCATAATGTAGGTGGTATCGTTTCCCGATGAAGTTATTCTACCATATTTTGGACGGTTTGTAAACAACTTTTTATCAAAAAGTTCATTTTTACGCAATAATTTCAGCAAATTTGCTTAGAAATACCCTGGAATTCCTTTTCTCAGAGGTAAATTTGGCGAAATCCTTGGCCAGTTTGTTTTGTGAACTGACTTCATTGAAGCTTTTGCCTTGTTTGAGAGTTTCACTTTCAAAGGATTCCTCATTGTCGATGTTTAGATTTTTACTTCCTTGAAAAATGAAGTATGCGTCATATCCAAATGCACCTGTTACAAGAGTGCATTTTTCTTTCTTATTTTTCTTAACTTCAGCTTTGAAAGATTCCATACCTTCAGACCAAGAAACATCGTTTTTGTTTTTGGAGTTGTATCTGAATGCATCAATGCCGGTGGTTTTAATATCCTTTTGATTTTGACCAATAAAGAATCCAATCGCAGTAGTACCACAAGTAATTTTCAAATTTTCAATAAGAGCCAAATACATTTCTTTAGGCATTGAGCCGTGACCATAAGAGTATTGATCAAAATCAATTTCACGACCGTGAATGTTGATTTTGTACCTTCTGTTTCTAACGTAATCTCCACTCACAGGTTTGCGGTGTTCAATATCTGTTGCAATATCCATTATGTTTACTTTTGAACCGTCACCATCGGTAAGAAAAACTGTATTCATTTTTTGAATTTGATTTTTCTTTTTGAAGTTTTTTACAATATCGTGAGCAATAATAATAGTTTCCAATAATGGTGTACTTGACAATTTTTCATAAACTGTGTGCATGTTAAATCTGCACGAAGGATTTGCATTAAAGTTGAATATTTGAGCTTTAAGTTCACGCACCGACAATTCAAATTTATCTTTTTTCATTGTGCTGTTAAGCAATTCAAAAACATGAGCTCTTGACTCCAATGAAATGTGTAAGCCAAATGTTGTTTTGATTTTTGGTTTGCTGTAATGGAATTCCTCAGGCCCTGTAAAGCCATAAACCTCAAATGGAATTCCAACCGCTTTGCAGAAATAAACAAGTTGAAGTGTTTGATTCACAACATCTTCCAAAGTGTTGCGCATCGAGCCGCTGTAATCAATGAAAAATACCATTCCGTGAGATTTCGCATCAGCCAACGTTGTAACACTTTTGAAAATTTGATCTTCAAATTTGTATGAATGAAGCTTATTGACATTAATCGAACCAGAGTCACTTTGACGTGAGCGGCTGTATTGAAAAGCAGATTTTCTACGTTCAAATTCCTTAATAAGAACAGCAATATGTTTTTTGGTTTTCGATTTAAAATCAACAAAGTGATTCACAAATTCAGGATTTGTCATGGCATGATCGTAATACGAATTGTCCCGGCGAGCTTTCATAATGGTATCAATAGGAACAACGCAGTTCATTGTTTGTTCCTTTGTAGGAGAATTTACCACCATATAGTTCATTTCTTTTTGTAAACTTTTCAAATTGGAATCAAATTCATTTTGCGTTATTGACTTCAAGTCATCAATGATTTTAGAATTCAATTGGTCTTCATCATCTGCATCATCTGCATCATCTGCATTGACAGATGGTGATGGAATTTTTTGTGAAACACCTTCCTCGTTTTCACCATCTTCGGAATCATCTTGGATATTATTTGATCCTTTGGTCGGTTTGTCATTCTCAGAATCATCATTTTCATCATCGGCAGATTCAGGAGAAGCAATTTGTTCCTCAGAATCTTGATCATTTTCTTTTTGTTTAGAATCCGAATCATCTTTCTGATTTTTCTTATCCTTTTCATTTTCCTTTTTGACAAGATCATAAATATCTTTGCAAATATCCAAAACATCATCATATGTTTCGGCGGCCAAACAACGAGAATAAATTGCTTCCTCCCCCTCCTTGTTCATAGGCACTTGAATTAAAGAACCGATCTTACCTCTAAGATTAAGACGGTCGATAAATTTCAAATTCCCAACAACAAGATTTTTGATTTTGAAAAAGTCATTTTCAATAAAGTATTTGTAGCCTTCATTGAAAGAATAAACAAGACCGGGGTAATTGGAGCGGACCAATCGCTCAATGCGAATATCTTCAACAATGTTGCCAATGTCAAATGGAGCACCAGGAATGTGTTTGTGAAATTTTTCAATAGCATCACTTGGAGTGTACAAAGCATGACCAACTTCGTGACCGACAAGCAAGTCGGATACACCTTTGTTGGTGGAATTCCAGGTTGGGAGGCCTAATGTTCTACTTTTGACGTCAAAGAATGCAGTATTGTAGTTTCCAACTACAACATCAATATTTTCCTTAGCCAAAAGCTTGGCCAGCATTGTTTGAGAGTTTGAATTGACTGCCTTCATGGGAATATTCTACCATAAAGCACGGCAGCTGTAAACAACTTTTTTCAGTAGAATGAAAATATTTTCGATTTCACCCCCATTTGACAGCAAATCCCTTTAGATCTAAAGGATTACGTTATGGATTTGATTTGAGTAAAGTTCTTTTTCTTCTCAAATTCGATCTTTCTTTGAAATTTCCCTTCCAAAAGGTCTTGCTTATGACTGATCACAAATATTCTCGTTTCCTTGTCCAAATCCTGAAGGATTCTGAGCAAATTTTCAATGCTTTCAATGTCCAACGATGCATCAAATATTTCATCCAGAATCAAAATATTCGTGTTGCTGCTATTTTTCATTTTTGCCACCTGTCTCCAAGCGAACAGCAAACTTAAGTCGATTTTTTGTTTTTCTCCTTCGCTGAATGAACTGTAGGTAAAATCATCTCGGTGGCGCGAACGGATCGTTTCATTAAAATTTTCATCAAGTTCAAAGCTTACAAAGAAATCAAGCATCTGAAGATAATTGTTGATAAGTTTATTCATAATAGGAAGATACTGGCGAATGATTTTGGTTTTAATACCAGTGTCTTTCAACAATTCTCCAATAACTTCATTGTATGTACGTTCTTCCAATTGATTGGATTTAAGGTCGGATAAAACATCACGAGTATTTTTTAATTTCTCAAGATCATCAATTACCGTTTGAAGTTCTTTTTGATCACCGCTGGTATTTTTTAAAGAGATAAGTTCGGAAATGCGTTTTTCAAATTTAACAATCAACGCTTGGTTTGCACGAACGTCATTATTAAGTTTTACTAATCCTTGCAATTGATTTTCAGCATCGGTCAAAGCAGCTGAAGTATCCGATATGGATTTTTGCAATAATTCATATCCTTCTACCATTGCTTGTGACTTATCATTGCATTCTTTTATTTTACCATTACGAATGTGTGATTCAATTCCTTGACTGCACGTTGGACATACATCATTTGATTCATAAAAATCTGAATCAAATTTAATTTTCCTAATATTGTCATTAATTTGTTTTTCATACAATTTCAAACTTGCCATAGTTTTATTGTCCCGATCAAGTTTGGTTTTTACTTTACCATAATTGTTTCCATAAACTGTTGACAATTCTTGATTACTATTAATAAGCTCTTGAATTTGAAATTGCAGGTCATTAATTTCTTCATCATATTTTGCTGCATTACTTGCATTTAATTGGCGCAGTTTATCAATATGCTTATTTTGAACAACCAGTAAATCTTTTGTATGAGCTATTTGATATTCGGTATCCTTAATTGAATCTTTAAGTTTTGATTGTGTTTCTTTTAACACCACATTCATTTTGCCAAAAATACCAATGTCCAACAATTCCTCAATAACCTCACGCCTTTGGTTTGTTGAAAGTTGCATAAACGGAATAAAATTTCCGCTTCCAAGAACAACAACTTGGTGAAAACTTTTATGATTCAATTTAAGAATATTTGTTTCCAATAGTTTTTGATAATCACGCGAATGTGATTCTTGGTTAATCATTGAACCGTTGCACCAAATTTCAAAAGTATTTGGTTTCATCGTTCTTGTAATTTTGTATTCACTTGCTCCAATAGCAAATTCAACTTCAACTTTACACCCTTTACCATTAATGCTATTAATAAGTTGAGGTTTGGTAATGTTTCGGTGTGGTTTACCAAACAACGCAAATGATAATGCATCCAGCATAAGGCTTTTACCGCTGCCGTTATGTCCAACAATTAGTGTTGAAGCAATGGTATTAAGATCAATTTCAATTTCGTTTTCTCCAACGCTAAGGAAATTTTTATATCGTAGTTTCTTAAAGATTAACATAATTTATAATGCGTCAAGTTGTTGTGCTTCAGTATAAAGTTCTTGAAGTTTTGATTTTATTCTTTCCTTATCCAAATCAGTTTCAACAGAATCAACATATGTATTTAACAAAGTGCCTGTATCGCTGATGCAAACAGATTCATCATCCACATTCTCACTGGTATATTCCGCAAATGATTCGACAATTTTAAGATCAAATGGATCGCACGCATTAATCTTATCAATGTATTTGTCAAACGCATACGGATCTTTTTTAGATGAAACAATAACTTTTACAAATGAACCTTCAACGTGAGACAAGTCCATTGCTTTAACGGCTTGAACCGGACTGTCACATGCGCTATCGTTGTATACAAGTTTTTTGAAAATGGATAAATTATTCCGAACAGGTTGTAGCTTTCTAGTGGAAGTATCAAGCGTGTGAAAATATTTCGGATCATTGCAATCGGCCCATGTATGTTCAAATGCAACGCCCAAATAATGAATATTTGAATTGCTGCTTTTTGTATGATAATGTCCGCTGAGAACCATTTCATATCTTTTAAATAAATTTGCATCCATGCCATGACTTGTTGATGGAGCACCTTTCATCATTTCAAATCCTTGTAATTCCAAATGTGCTCCAATAATAGGTGCATTTGCCGTTTCAATAAACTGCATACTTTCGGCATAATTTTCAGTTGTGATCCATGGAAGCAATGCCATTGCCATTCCATCATAATCAACAACTGTTGGTTTCATATAAACGTGTACACAATCATTGTAATGATTTAAAATTTCCACAAGACTGCATAAATCATTAGTGTTTTTGAAAAAACAGTCGTGGTTCCCTGGAATAATATCCATCGTCATACCATATTCTCTCAATTTTTCAAGAAACATGGAACGATTTCTATTAAGAACTTTATAGTTTACAAATCTGCGATGATCAAAATAATCGCCAAGATGAACTATTTTCTTAATGTCATGCTTTAAGCAATAAGGAAAAAATATTTCGCTGTAAAATTTTTCTGCATAATTAAGAAATATATCACTACCGTTTTTAATGCCGGCGTGTGTATCACATAGTATTGCTATTTTCATATTTAATCTTCCAAAAAGCTATCAAGTAATCCTTTACGTGCTAAAGGGTGTTTTCTCTTATCAACTTTTTGTGGTTTTTCATTTGCTTTTATTGATTTTTCCTCATTGTCATAATTGTAAAAAGCATCATTCTTTTGGCGCATTTTTTCAATCATACTTTCATTACCGTTGGATGAATTTTCATCAAACTCTGCAAAATTACCAATACTGCCTTGTTCAATCAAAGATTGTTTAATTGTGGCTTGTTTCTTTTCTTTGGCAATTCGACGTAAAAATGCAAAATAACTTATTTGTGTAAAATAGGAAAATGCATTTGCAGCACCTGTTCTTGTAGGAGCATCAAAATTATAGTTATGAACTGCTTTAATGCAATTTTCAACTGCATCCATAACCATATCGTCTCGGTATGTGTATTTTACAAAGTTAGGACTTTTTGAAAGGCCGTAACATATTTTCAAGAAACATTCGCCAATGTAATTGGTAAGAGGTCGTGGTTCTTTGCCTTCGGCAAGATCTTCCTTGACACCACTCACATGTTCACATATTGCTTGAGAAAATTCTTTGTTATTGACATAATCTTCGCCGCGTGATCTTCGTTTTTTTACTGGGTATTCGTCATCCATAAGATCTATACTATATGGATTTAGTCAAATGTAAACAACTTTTTTAAATTTATTTTTTTTAAATGCGAATTTTATGGTTTACATCACAACTACAAAAGGGTATAATACATTTAATGTAACCGCAAATGCTGTTAGGAATTCATCCTATCCTTGAAATCCTTCCAGTAATCCTGTTTAGCAACGTCTGTTAAGTTTGTTTGATTCTTACTACTTTTATCCAATGGTAATTCCGATAGTAACGAAATTAGGTTGTTGTACACAAGTTGATTAATGTAGATTTGTTTAAGTTCTAAACTTGCTTCTGCTTCAGATTCAATTGAATTCATATAAAGAGATAAAACATTCGAATCGTCAAACGGCGTAGCCGTAATAAATGTTGTTTTGTATGATCCATCACGATTCATTATAATTTTGCATTCCAGTGCGGCATTCAGATAAACGCATTCGTCTTCCACTTCGATAAGTTGTCCTACCAATTGTCGACCGCTAAGAGTATTGAATACTCGTATATCCAATTGATCCAAGTCAATTTTGTTTTTATCCTTATTCATAATGGCATGGCAATTTCATAAACTTTATATTCAAAACCTTCTTTATCATAAATTTTTATACGATCAATAGCATGTTGCATTGTATAATTCTTTTTCTTTTTCCAAGAGAAATTATCCGATATGTCATACACGGTTGTTCCTTTACCGTTATCCGATTTTCTTAATCCGCGGCCGATACTTTGAAGAACACGAATTTGACTTTTTGTCGGTGCGGCAAAAATAATAGAATGAATATTTTTTACATTTATCCCTGTGCTAAATGTGGCACTGCTCGCGACAATGATAACGCCCGTTTTACCAATAATAACTTCATCAGGTTTCATTGTTCTTTTTGTGTTTACAATTATTAAAATGCCAACGTGATAGCGAACTCATACTCTTAGATTGCAATCCGCAGTGTGGACATTCAATCAATGATTTATTTTCCCATGCGTGTTTTATTTTTAAAATATCTTCCTCGCTTCTGCCGTTAGGCCATAAACTTATATCCATCTTTGATTTAGACATTTTCTTCCTTGCTTCTTCTGATTTTTTCAACCCTTTAGTTTTTTCACTAATTTTTCTTTTAGTTTGTTCGGAGCATGGTTTTTTTGGTTTGCCCTTTTGCCATTCAGATAATTTTCTTTTGTGATCGTCGCTTAGAATTTTTCCTAACTGTGAATTTCTTATTTTATTTCGCACCTCTTCTGAGCGAGGTTTACCTGATAGTGCTTTTTGTATAGCTAATTTTCTTTTTGTTTTTACATAATCATCCATAATATACTCACCCATTGCATTACCTTTGTTTAACCAAATATCTGATTCCATACACCGCATACGTCTAATAACAGTACATTCCCATTTTTTAGCCGCTGTCATATCATTAACAAATTTTTTTCGGATTTGAACTATATCAGGAGGACCATTTTTGACAATAAAATCTTTAACATATTTTGATGAGGTAAAGTATGTAACAAATAATTCATTTGGGTGACATCCGTTTTCATATAGACAAAATGATGATATTGCTGTTCTCACCCCATAATACCATTTATTTAATGTTGACCAGCCAATTAGATACGTATATGGTGTGTGCAGCATATTAATATTTATACAAACCGATTTTTACACCCATGCGGATATCCACTTATTACATACATCATCATCAATAGTAATATCCTTAGCACATTTTGTAGTTCCATCTGATAGATTTACCTCACACTCATTATTAACTTTAATCTTCTTTTTACCAAATCTTAAAATTGTTTGATTGGTATGTTTGTCAGTTATTTCTCGAATATTTTCTCTGTCCATTGCATTAACTTCACCGCTGACATAAAATATTTTGCGATCATGATCTGCAGAAGTATTTATCAATGCCTCAATTTGTTTGAACAAAGGTTTACCATGTTTTCCAACAAGATTAAATAGTACAAGTGTATTACCTTTTTGGTCCAATGCCAATTTGGAAATAAAAGAATTACGGCCTGGGTGAGATACAATGGCATCAATTTCTTTATGATAATCCATTTTACTGACTATCTTTTTAAGTTCGTCATCGTGATTAAGAACAAGGCATTTGATTTTTAATGATGCAAGTGTATTACTGTCCATCAATTCCTTGGTTGTAATAACACGATGAACAGGTCCAAAATTGCCAATAAGCACAAGTTCGTTACATACGCTCCCATCAATTGTTCCTGTTGTTCCAATACGATATTGCGCATTAACAAGATTGCTCATAATCCTATTAAGACTTTTGGCTTTAAACAAATGCGCTTCATCTCCTACAACCATACCGTATTGTAAAAACCAAGATTTTGGTAGAGTAATTGCACTTTGCCAAGTTGTAACTACAACTCTGCTTGAAAATGCATTTTTTTCTTTACCGCTATAAATTTTATGTACATCAACAGCATAATCAAAGCCGTCATCTTGTTGACTGTAATCTCCAAAATCTTTTGTAAGCTGTTCAACCAAACTTGTTGTAGGTACAACGATTAGAATTTTTTCATCATGATTATCAAGAAACCAACGGACCATCATATAAATGATAAGACTTTTACCGCTTCCGGTAGGACTGATAACCAAACTGCGACCTTCGCTTAATGCATGAGTAAAAGCGGAAACTTGATAATCACGAGGCTCAATAATATTATTGTTACTATCAGTTAATGTTAAAGTTTTTGAATAATCAATTAAATGTTGTTTATCGGTAGGAACACTATGCGCAATATCAACGTCAATTTCAACTGTATATTTTCTACTGTTTGCAAACTTAATTAATTCCAACAATAAACCGTATGGTAATGTGTAGTTACGAGCATCAAGCAAACGTATTTTTCCGTCCCAAATTTTATTTCGGTATGAAGGAATAAATTTATAACCTTCAGCCATAAAAGTAAAGTGTTCACATGCTTCCATAAGAATACCATGATCATCGGAACCTATTTTAAGTACCGATTCATTTACTTTTTTTACATTAATGTGCGCCATTATTTTTAAATTTACAATTATCAAAATGCCACCTTTTCATAGTATTCATGCACCATTGGTAAACTGTTTCCATGTTATGATATTTTTAATTGTAGAATGGCGCCATTTAATATTATCCAGTATATCTT